GTTGAGAGTTAGTTCCTGATGGGCCTTCGCGGACCAAATGCCCATCCCGTACGGCGCCCGGAACAGCCGGGTTCATCGGCGCCGATCATCGAACTTCCGGGCAGATCGCGGGCCGATCGGCTGATCAACTGGATTGAACGGCTGATAGTCCCCTCCGGTGTATTTGCCGGCCGGCGATTTCGCCTTCGGTCCTGGCAGCGGGCCATCGTGCGCGAGACTTACCGGACGGATCGGCGCGGCCGGCGCCTGGTGCGCTTCGCCCTGTTGAGCATGGGCCGCAAAAACGGCAAGACCGGGTTTGCCTCGGCGCTCGGGCTGGCGCACCTCGCCGGACCCGAGGCGGTGCCGGGTGGGCAGGTATTGAGCGGTGCGGCCGATCGGGCACAAGCCGCGATCGTCTATGCCGCGATGAAATCGATGGCGCTGGCGTCGCCGGAACTGGCGAAGCGGATCATCTTCCGCGACTTCCGCAAGGAGGCCGAGGACGTGGTGACCGGGAGCACGTACCAGGCTCTCAGCTCGGATGCCCGTAAGGCGCACGGCCTGTCGCCCTCGTTCTGGATCGGCGACGAGGTGGCGCAATGGCGCGGCCGCGATCTGATCGAGGCGCTGCGCACCGGCATGGGCGCGCACGCCGAGCCGCTGGGCCTGGTGATCAGCACAAGGAGCCCGGACCCGGATAATCCGCTGGAGGAGCTGATCCGCTATGCCGCCGATATCGAGGCGGGGCAGATCGAGGACGCTGCGTTCCGGGCCTTCATCTACACCGCGCCGACCGAGGCGGACGCCTGGGATCCGGAGACGTGGAAGCTGGCGAACCCCGCGCTGGGCGATTTCCGCAGCTTGGCGGACGTGCGGGTTTTGGCGAACCAGGCGCGGCGCATCCCGGCGACGGAGGCGGCGTTCCGCGCCTACGTGCTGAACCAGCCGGTGGTTCTCGACAATCGATGGCTCGCTCCGATCGACTGGGACGCTTGCGCGGCGCAGCCCGAACCCGCCGGAGAGTGCTGGGGCGGGCTCGACCTTGCTGCGGGGCCAGCGGACCTCACCGCGTTTTCCCTGTTCTGGCCGGAGACGGGCGCGCTGCGCACCTGGGCGTTCCTGCCCGCCGCGGGGCTGGAGGCGAAGGCGCGCGAGGACAACGCACCGTATCGGCTCTGGCATAGCCTCGGGCACCTGGTTGAAGTGCCGGGGCGCACGGTTGACCGGGCCTGGCTCGGCGCGTGGATCGCGCGGCAAACCGAGGGGCTGGAGCTGCGTAAGATCGCGACCGACCGCTGGCTGATCGGCGATCTGCAAGCGCAGCTCGACCGGGAGGGGATCGACCTCCCGCTCGAACCTCACGGCGCCGGCTACAAGGACGTGTCGCCCTCGTTGACCGCGTTCGAGGCGCTGGTTCTGGAAGGCCGGCTTGCACACGGCGGCAACCCCGTTCTACGGTGGGCGGTGTCGAACGCGGCGATCGAGCTGGACCCCGCCGGTAACCGGAAGCTGTCAAAACGCGCCTCGCGGGGCCGGATCGACCCCGCCGTGTCGGCGGTTTATGCGGTCGGGCTCGCGACCCGGGAGCCGACTGAGGCGGAAATCGACTTCGGCGATCGGCCGCTGGTTATTTCTGCCTAATTAAACTTTGTAGGCTCCAGTAAATCGGAGCCTAAACGCTTCGTGCTTTTCGTTGAGTTCGAGGTAGCGGTCGGCGCGGGCGGGATCACCTTTGCTGCCGTTGCGCGCTAAGTCCAAATACTCAACCGTTTCGGCAAGGGATAGGCCGCAAAATACCTCATTACCGTCGTGATCGACCGTTAAGGCGTGGTTACCTTCGGCGACGACCCTCTCTCCCTCGGACAAGTCGAGCTTTTTGTTCATTTCCTCGTTTCCCTCGTCGGTCAGATCACAGCGTCGGCATCTTTCGGCACGTCGCAGACCTCGAAAATCGCCCGGTTGACCAGCGTGGCGAGCACGATCAGGACCCGCAGGATAGGCGCCCTGGTCATCCTCCACGATCGCCAGCTCCTCAACCTTGCGGAAGACCGCCGGCAGGAGCAGGAGCACGTCGTCTTCGTGCACCGCGTCGGCGAGCCGCACCAGGTCGCCCACCGTGGTCGGGCATGTCAGTCGCGGGAAGGGCGTGAGCCGGGTCCTCGCGCGGTTGTGCTTGGCGCGGGCGTCGAGCACCGCATCGCGGCATGGCAGGTTGTGGTTGGGCGACATGGGCCCAAGCAACCCCCGAAAACGCCACCAGGCAAGGGCTATTTGAAAGGATTTGAAGCGATAATGCTTGCGTTGCATGTGACGCAACTTCGCTTTGCGTACACTGAAACAGTATCGAGCGTGTCGGGGCGGCTTTATGTTGAAAACTGGCGCCGATCGTCTGTGTAGACGGGAGCGCGTTACGCCCGGTGCAACGATATTTATTTTCGCTGCGGCCAAGCGCCTTAATGCGTAGTCTCCGCGAGCGCCACCTTCTCGGCCGCGTCGCGCAACCAGGCACCGGCCGGCGCGGCGCCGTGCTTTGCGGCAACGAGGCACGCGCCAGCGGCGACCAGCTCGCCGGCAACGACCTCGGGCGGGAAGCCAGCGGCGATGAGCCGGCGGGCCATCGTCTCGATTTCGGTGCGCAGCGTCGTGGTGGTGTCTGGCATGGCAGCTTCCTTTGAGGCGGTTGACAAACTTCCCTTAAGGGTACAATTTGTCAGAAATGCCCTCAAGGGGATTTTCTGATGGCGCCGATCAATGTGAAAAAATTTCGATTTTCGGATGCGGTCTCCGTGATCGAGACGACGCCGAAGTCGTTCCGCCGATGGCTCCTAAATCCGGAACTCAAACTCCCGTTTAGCGAGGCCGGTAGCGGCTGGCGCGAGTACACCTTCGCTGATCTGGCCGTCCTGGCGATCGTCCGAAAGCTCGTTGATTTCGGGTTTGATGTCGGAACGGCCAGCAATTTCGCGAACCTCATCGTAATGAGCAAAGCGCTTGAGCTTTTCCGCTCCGGCGATACCCCCGACTGGGGCATGGTGTTGGAGTTCCTGGGCGTCAAGGCGCTGTTCTGGCGCGAGAGCGTCGACTCTGAGTGGCGGTGCCGTCTGGACGACCCTCTCGGAAAAGCAACTCCCGAAAGGGAGGCAGAAGTTACCCGGGCGCTGATGGGCTTTGCGGCAAAGCAGCCCGAAGAAGATTTCGTTGAACCCGCCAACACATACCTGGTCCTCAACATATCCAGGATCCTCGGGCGCGTTCTGCGGCAGGTTCGACTTCTTCCCGAAGAAGAAGAAATCAAAGACCCTGCTGTAACTGAAAGCCTGATCAAAGAGGCCCTCGCGGTAGAGGCTCAGGCGCGTCAGGCGGGGAACATCGAGGTGGAGCGCCGCGCCCGCGAGCTACGAACCCGCGCTGAGGCAATGCACGAGGCGCTGACCGCCGCGCTGTCTCAGTACCCCGTGGGATTCGTCTAACCAGAACCAAAGCCCGCCGACCGGCGCGCGTTCCCTTGGAAGGATTTTTCACAATGCCGACGCTTCGCGAACTTCTCGAAAAGCGCACCTTGGTGGTGACCGAAATGCGAACGATCGCCGATACCGGCGACGAGCTGCCCGACGACAAAGCGGCCAGGTTCGACGCGCTGAAGGCCGAGCTGACCCAGCTCGATGCCGCGACCGATCGGCAAAAGCTTGTCGACGATGCCGAACGCCGCGCGCCCGCGATCGCGCTGTCCGGCCGGCTCGGCGACGGGCAGTACGAGACGCGCGCCCGCGAGTTCAGCATCACCAAGGCGATCGGCGCGGCGATCGGCGAGGATGTCGACGCCGGGTTCGAGCGCGAGATTAGCGCCGAGGTGCGGCGCCGCAGCGGCCGGAAGTTCCAGGGCATCGCGATCCCGGACCAGGCGTTCCTCGTCGAGCGCCGCGCTTTCGGCGACAACGTGATGTTGATCGAACCCGGAAACAGCCCGGCTGGCGCCGCGTCGCCGCTCTATCCGATTGCGCACCGGCCGGACCTGTTCATCGACCGGCTGCGCGCCGGGCTCGTCGTCGGGCGCCTCGGCGCGACCGTGCTGAGCGATCTTGTCGGGGATCAGGAAATCCCGCGGCAGACCGGTTCCGCGACGGCGCAATGGCTCGGCGAGGACGAGGCGATTTCCGACACCGCATTGTCGTTTGACGACGTGAAGCTGTCGCCGCGCACGGTGGGCGCGATCACGTCCTACAGCCGGCGCACGCTGATAAACGCCTCGCCGTCTGTCGAGACGATCGTCCGGAACGACCTCGCCGCGGTGATCGCCAACGCGATCGACAAGGCCGCGATGCTCGGCGACGGCAGCGGCAACACGCCGATCGGCATCATGCATCAGAGCGGGGTCGCGCCGTCGACGTTGAGCGCGCCGCCGTCGTGGGCGGAGGTTCTGAGCTTCCCCACCGCGATCCAAATGCTCGACGCCGATATCGCCGCGCTCGGCTGGGCGATGGCGCCGGATGCCGTCGCGAAGTTCCGCTCCACGCTGCGCGAAGCCAACACCGCCGCGATGTTCCTGATGACCGACCCTGGCAGCCTCGCCGGCTACCCGGCCGCGGTGACGACCAGCCTCTCGACCGGGAACAGCAGCGGCGCGACCAGCACGGTGCTTTTCGGCTGCTGGGCGCAGCTCTTGGTCGGCTACTGGTCCGGCATCGACCTATTGGTCAACCCCTACGCCGACAGCGCCTATGCCCGGGGCCGCGTGTTGCTCCGCGTCATGCGCGACTGCGACGTGGCGGTGCGCCATCCTGAGGCGTTCACCTACGCCGAGATGGATATCTAACCCTTGGAACGCCGTGCCGCCATCGTCGAGCTGCGGGCCGCTGGAAGGCGGCTTGAAGGGTACGCCGCGACCTTCAACACCGAGGCGCGCGTCGCCGATTTCGTCGAGACGATCGCGCCCGGCGCCTTCGCCGGCTCGCTGGCGTCCGGCGCCGACGTGCTGGCGCTCGCGGACCATGACCCGACCCGGCTGCTGGCACGCACGCGCAGCGGCACGCTGCGGCTGTCTGAGGACAGTAAGGGGCTCGCGTTCGACATCGACCTGCCGCTGACGACGCTCGGCGCCGACGTGCTGGCGCTCGTCGAGCGCGGCGATTTGGGCGGCATGTCGTTCGCCTTTACGGTGCCGCCCGGTGGCGAACGGTGGCAGGGCCGGCGCCGCGAGTTGCGCGCCGTCAATCTGAAAGAGATATCGGTGGTGTCGAGCTGGCCCGCCTATGACGGCACGACCCTGCAAGCCCGTTCTCTGGCGCCACGGCTGCGCCTGGCACGCATGTTCCTGGAGACGGTGCGATGAAGCTACCCGGCTTCCTTTCGCGTCTCCGGCGCGCTCCAGAGCGCCGCGATCGCGAGGCGGATCACTATGTCGCGGACCTGCTGGCCGGTGGCTTCACCGCGGCCGGCGCCTGGGTGTCGCCTGGCGCCGCTGAGGGGCTGGCAACCGTCTCGGCATGCGTGCAGGCGATCAGCTCGGCGATCGGCTCGTTGCCCGCCTACGTGTACCGGCGCACCGATACCGGCCGGATCGAGGATCTGACGCACCCCGTCAACCGGTTGATCCGGCAAGGGCCGAACCAGGCGCAATCCTGGCCCGACTTTCTGGAGTGGTTGCTGGCGTCGACGCTGCTGCGCGGCAACGGGCTCGCCGAGATCCAGATCGACAACCGCGGCGCCGTGATCGGGCTGCAACCGATACCCTGGGGCTGGGTGTCGCCGGTGCTCCTGCCCGGCGACCGGCTCGCCTATGACATCGTGTCGTCGAACAGCGCCAGCGGCGGGCAGCTGCGCCGGCTATTGCCCGATGAAGTGCTGCATCTTCGCGACCGGTCCGATACCGGGCTGATCGGGCGCTCGCGCCTCTCTCGCGCGGCCGAGACGGTTGTCGCCGCGCTGTCGGTTCAGAGTTTCGCGTCGAACATGATCCGCAACGGCGCGAACCCCTCGGGCGCGTTTGAGATGGACGGGGTATTAGGCGACGCGGGCCGCGTTCGGCTCACGGAGAGCTTCAAGCAATCCTTCGCCGGGCCGCAAAACGCCGCGCGTGCTCTGATCCTAGATCACGGGATCAAATGGCGGCAGATCAGCGTCAGCCCCGAGGACGCCGAGCTATTGGCGAGCCGCCGGTTCTCCACCGAGGAGCTGGCGCGCATCTTCCAGGTGCCGCCGCCGCTCGTCGGGATTTGGGATCACTCCAGCTTCACGAACAGCGAAACGGCGGGCCGGTGGTTCGCGCAGCACACGTTGTCGCCGTGGATCAGGAAGCTCGAGGCCGAGTTCTCGCGATCCGTGTTCACCGCGGGCTCGAGTAGCTGTCTCGAGCTGGACCTGGGCGGGTTCCTCCGCGGCGATCCGGCGCAGCGGTGGGCCGGGTATGATATCGCGATCAAGAACCGTGTGCTGACCCCGAACGAGGTGCGCGAGGCGGAAGGTTACAACCCGCGCACCGGCGGCGACGAGTTCCCGACACTGGCACCGGCCGGAACCGGAGGGTAAGCCC